CTATCAATCCGGCTCATTCGTTTATTGAGGCGTTGAATATTGCAGTAGCGCACTTGAATACCCTTGGATGTCAAGACCTGTTCAGTGTCATACATATTTTTATCAAACAACCCCAGCGACAGGCAGGTTTTAATCACCTCCGATACATACGCCTCATCAAAGCCCGACATTTCAGAGCCAATGAAAGGCAACTCATCATCCCACTGCATGTAGTACCCGTTCTTGTAGATAAGACAGAGCAGAAGAGCATATACCGTAACAGCTTTACCACCTTGACGCTTGATTAACTTGCGTATGCGGATGTCTTGAAAGAAGTCTATGTCGAAAGGGAAATATTCAAGTCCCGATTTTGCAATTCGTGCCATAGCCGTATGATTAAATTTCTTTGATTAAAATTCCGTGGACGTAGAGCATCAACTTCCGTTTCAGTCTATACTCTGGTGTGCGAAATCCCTTTGTGTCCTCGACCACTGTGATACCGTTCTTATCATAGACAAAATCAGCATAGTAGGAACACTCCTTTTCCAAGAGGTTGCCCTGTGGGTCGCGTTGCGTGGGGATAAGCACATACTTTACCTGTTCACGGAGATTGGAGATAAGGCCCGCGCGCTGCATCAGCTTTAGTTCGTTGGCTCTCTCATGCTCCTTTTGGGAGGCATGGCCACCGATTCTTTTAGCACCATACTTGTTGCCCTTCTTAGGAGGAGCCGGCGCAGCGCGCAGGGCCTTAAATTCGTCAATCGTCATCCTCATGTGGAATCGACTTATCGACAACAACTCTTTCGGGTATCACAGTACCATCCGACAACGAGGCCGAAACTGATACCTTCATGCCTTCCGGGACAGAATTGCGGAATTTCTTCACTGCGCGTTGAACACCTTTGTCAGCGGCTACCCTTTCGGCTACCTTTGCAGGTCCTGCCGCCGGTGCTTGATAGCGATACACATCTACAATCTTGGTTTCGGCAATGGCCTCAATCTCATAGTCGGCCATTGTCCCTTTCATGCCCTTGTTGAAGTTAGCAAGAGCATCAGTGAAAGTCGATGCCTGTACCAGAATGAAGGAGGCCTTGCGTTTTTCAACACCCGATTTTTCATCAATGGTGATGAAATTGACCTTAACCTTATAGAACCTGTCGCCGGTTTCATCCCAGAAGATTTCCGAGATTTTGGTTTTACCGACATTAAGAACGTTGAAGTCGTTGACAAATGAGGTCATTTCTTCAACAACACGAGCCTCAGCCTCGGTGCAGGAAACAGCGTCAACGAGATAGGGGTCGGTAACCTTGACGGTCTTGCCGCTGTCCGTCATTTTGTCATAACGAACCTTGACTTCAATCCACTGTGCCATTATTCACCTCCTTCCTTTGTACCTGCTGAGCAACAGGGAGATTCTGAACTTACGACACTGCGAGCCTCAACCACACAGCGTATGCGGTCATAGAGAATGTCTGCATACTCCCGCATTGCGTCCAACTGTTTTTTGAGGTGCCAACGTTCTTCTTCTGAGACTACTCCGAAGGTGTTGATTGCTCTTGTTTCCATGCAGATGCGCTCGTTGAGTTCGTCGAGGTCGATTTTCAAGCGGTCAACATGTGTGTCGGCTACCTTGTAGCTCCCCTCAAATACTCTGGCCGGTGACCATGAGCGGTAGCCATCATCGTATATGACAAGGTAGCCATCTGCACCGGGATTGTATTCGGCATGTCCGACCTTGAAATATATTCCGGGGACATTGGCACCTGCTCGTTTTGCATCGGTTGCGTTCATTCTTCTTGCCTGGATGGTCTTTGTGCCGATATATGTTCTCATGTCATAGGAGGCTGTTCTGTCATTTTCCATTGTTCATGCGGTTTTTGAGTTGCTTACTGAGTTTGAATTTCACGGTGCGCTGCGCGGGGATTACCACCGTTGTGCCGGCGTTGATGTTGCGGGCCTTCTTCTCCTTGGTGGTCTTGACCTCCAGAGAGCCGAAGCCACGGAGATAGACGTTATCGCCACAGACGAAAGCGTCAGAGAGGATGTCGGTCACGCCCTCAACGACATGGAGAGCCGTTGATTTGGGCAGGTCGGGGATGCGTTTGCAGAGTTCAACTGCGATGTCATTCTTTGTCATGATTTTTTGATTTTGAATGTTGTTTACTGAGTTTACGATTTATCTTATCTTTGAGTAGGCCGATTGCCCATGCGTGGCTGCTATTGCGTAAGCCCTTCAATGACTTGTAATGTGCTATGGCAATATCGAGGCAGTTAAGTATGCGCTCAATGTCGGAGTTGGAGATTTCAACCATAGCCGAGGAAGGAGTTAACAAGTTCATCGAAGTACATTTCATCGGTCGGAATATCATCATCACAGGCCATTATCTGGTTGGCGATGCTCCGCTTTTTGTGGATGATGTTGTAGAGAACCGGGTCGATGGTACTGCGCCCGATGAGGTAATAGCAGTTGACGTTATTCTTTTGGCCTATGCGGTGGGCGCGGTCCTCACACTGACAGCAGTCTGCGTATGTCCACGGAAATTCCACGAAGGCCACATTAGAGGATGCTGTGAGCGTCAGACCGACACCGGCAGCTTTGATGGAGCAGATTATCAGTTGAGCCTCGCCGGACTGAAAGGCATCGACAGCAGCCTGTTTCTCGGCTGTGTTGTCGTCACCTGTAACCCGGACGGCATCGGGGAATTGTTTTTGCAGAGCCTTGACAATCTCCTTGAGCGAGCAGAACACAATCAGCGGCTTGCCGTTGGCGAGGAAGTTCTTTATAAAGTCGGTAGCCTGTTTCACTTTACCTTTGGAGGCGAGCGAGCGCAGGGTCATGAACTTTACCAGAGCCTCCATGCGCATCTTGCGGCGTATCTCCCGGTCGGTACACTCGGTGTATTCGCGGAGGTAGGCGGCGAGGTCAGCGGCGGCGAGGTCGTATTCCTCACGGTTTGAGATTTCAACGTAGAGGTCTGTGCGTTGCTTGTCGGGCAGCTCTGTAAGCACTTTTGCCTTCTCACGGCGTATCATGCAGGTGTCATAGAGTTTATCCGACAATTCAGAGAGGTTCTCGTTCTCGCCGTACTGAGCAAGGAACTTGCCACGGCCACCGAAGTCAGAGAGCAGACGACCCATGATGGCGAGCTGAGAAACGAGGTCTTGAGCATGGTTGACAACCGGGGTGCCGGACAGGAGTATGCGCCATTCCTTACCCTCGACAATTCCACGGGTGAACATGGTTTGTTGTGCCGTTGGGTCTTTGAGCCGGTGTGACTCATCCATGATTACCGAGCGGAACACATTGATGTCGCGGTTGAACACAACATCTTTGAGGGTGAAAGTCTTGCCGCCCTTGATGTCCCAGACAAAGAACTTTTTAAGGCTCTCATAATTGACGATGGCAACATGGAACATCCCCATGCCGAGGAAGTAAGGCCACGATGTGCGCGAAGCATTATCGAGGACCAACGCCTTTTTGTCGGTAAACTTTTCAAATTCACGCTGCCAATTTATCTTAAGCGAGGAGGGGCAGATTACCAGACAGGGATAAGCGGCGGCGGTATCGACAATACCGATGCTTTGCAAGGTCTTGCCAAGTCCCGGCTCATCGCCTATCAACAGGCGGCGGCGTTCAAGCCCGAACAGAATACCTTCTTTCTGGTATTCGTAAGGCTCTACTCGAAGTTTATGTTTAAGCGTTGCGGTCATAAGGCAAGACACCAATATTGAAATGCTAATTCCAGATACTTATCACGCCCACGGAGATACACCGGGTCGTCACGGCGTATGCGTGTAGTGAACACGTTGCAGTTGCGTTTGCTGATGGCATAGATGAAATCGCAGTCGGAGTGTGCGATGTCCATATACCATGCGCGGGAGCGGTCCCAATCGAAGAAGTCAATGGCATCCTCAAATTCCTTTTGGGTTGAGGCTGCACAGGTCTTAAGGTCCCCGCCGAAGCCGTAGAGAGGCAACCACCAATCCCACTTGCAGCGGGTGTCGAGTGTGAACGGAAAACCGCCATACTCAAACTCCTGTGCTTTGTTGACCATGAACCTTTGGGTTTCAGACTCGGCCAATACCTTTGCGAGAAAGGGGTCATGCCGGGCAGTCATGCGCAGGGAGCGGTACATTTCCTTAGCGTGGCGAAACTCATCATCGGTGTATTGCTCACCGTCCACGGTCAGATGGTAATAGTTCACACGGTCCGGCTCTGTGATGATAGCGTCCACCAGATTGCCGAAGCGGAATGCCGCCTCCTTTACACCCGGCGGCATAGGCACCGGGTGTAAGAGATTTTTCAGAGCGGTAAGGTCAGAGTTGCTGACCTCAGAGCGGCTGTAATATGCATCGGGGTTCTGGCTCATGCTTACTTGGCTTTTACATCATCCACATAGCGCACGTCAGAAATGAACATCGGGGCATCCTTGGAGTTGGCGGCGGTATTGGCGTAGGTAATCTGTTTCTTAAACTCCTTGGAGAGTTCCTCCATAGTAAGAGTGCAGCCCACCTGCGACCACCAGAAGGCAACGACCTTCATAATGTCCTCGGCTGTTTCGATGACAACCT